CGGGCACGCTTTCTCCTTGCGGAGGCTCAGGGGTGTCAAAACCCTCACTGTGCTCTTACCCAAAAGTGAGTAAATAATGCGATCGTCAAAGACGATCATCGATGGGCTCTGGCTCATCATAGTCTCCCTCTTCCGGGAGAAATCCATGTTTGAGTATATCAAACAACATGTTCCCAGCCATACGGGAACCAATTAAGTGATGCAGGTGCAACACTATTTTGGTGACAGGATCACCCATTAGTACTCCTCGTGAGGAGTAAAATTTCTCGATAGGAACACCGTTCCTATCCATGGTCTCGATTTGTCGAGGCCCAGTCAATGCAAAAAGCATTGTTTCTCTGTACCATTGCGGTACGCCTAACCGGTAACAGAACCGGTTTAACATAGCTCCAGCTATGAGTGGATCTGTATGATCCGTTGCCACGGACCAGTCCGTGGAGAAGACCGAAGTCTCGATGTCGTCCCGAAAGACGAAACTCGCACTTGGATTTTTGTGCGACAGTCGCTTGAAGAAATTCCAAGCGTGGTTTGCGGCACCAATGCCGCTCTGACTCGAGGGTACTGCCTCGAGTATCTTAAGACCCATGTGCGAAAATGGGTGTAATAGCAACGCATGTTGCAAAGTCGATACCGTGATTGTACGGTATTTTCCTAGTTCTGCTACTAGGCTTATTCTGCATGACATGCAGTTCTTATCGTACACTTTGGTACGATCTTTAAAAGTCCCACATGCCCAGTGGAACAGACGCTCCCCTTGGGAGTCATTGACCGTTAAGATACGGCCTGTATAGTCTCCAGTTTCGAGACTAATTTCCGGAATCTCCGGATGGGATATTAATATCCGACGGGCAGCTTCAAGCTTCCCACCACAATCAGTTGTGGTAAAGAACTCACCAGAGTCCGATAGGGAGATTTTGCTCTCCCCAACTACTGCTTCAAAGAAGCATTTTCTTGCAAAGTCGTCACCGACTTGTACTAAGAGGTCACTGTAAAAGTGATCTACGGCAACCTGGAGTGGTTGCAGGACCCTGTCCAGGGTCTCTCGACTGCTTGGTTCAGTCAAAATGGCCTTTGTTTTGGCCAGTGTACGATCGTACACGATTCGGGGTGGAACTCCCGAAGCCCTTGTCTGTGACAAGATCATCACTTGATAGTGACTGAGGGGTGTTTTTCCCCTAACAAGAGCACAAAGTACTCTTAAATTCGAGAGCTCTCTCGGAATATCGACCTTAGATAGATCGGAAATGGGATTGAACCCATGCATTTTGATGTCCTTACGGACAATCTTAACCTTCTCGAAGGTAGTGATCCTCTTTGGATCAAGATCTCTGAAGTAATCAGATAATAGGTTAGCAATTAAGCTAGCCTGCAATCGGTCCAAGTATTTCCAGGACTGAATTTCTGGCGTTCCAGGGAACGCTAAAGTGGCCTGCATGAGCACGCCATCAACTGTAGCTAACATGCTACGAAAACGCTGAACAGCAGCGTTATTAATTTTGGCTGCCTTGATGGAGCCAAAAGATTCATGACCCTCTGGGGTCGGAAATCCCGCTAATAAACGGGCTAGCTGCCGTTGAAAGGCAGATTTGGCAAAGGACTGGCCTTTGCAAAGATAGCGGTACCAGTATGTACCGCGCCTGAGGACTGACAAGGCAGTCCCCACATCAGGGAGTCGATGAAATTCGACTCTATTGTCGAGGCCACTAACCTCGCGGGGAAGACGACATTCCCATATATTGTCAGCATTGTGACAAACGTCTATGGCCGGACAATCGGCCTTTCCTAACAAATTGTTAGCAGTGAACAACAAGTTCACATCAAAGAGACTACGATGTCTCTTAGTAGGGTCACACTTACACAAGTGCGTACCATGTTTGCCCCTGTTGGGGCCCGTCCCATGACGGAGTATAGAAGTCCCAGGAAAGGACTTCAATGACAGAACATCTCTGTCTGCGACCCAAGGGTCGGGTGCTAATCTGGCATCACTTTCATCAGATGTGATTCGCATTTGAAAACTCTCGAAAGAGAAAAG